AAGTAATCAAAAAATTAGCAACAGGATCTTTAGTATCTCCTGCTTCTTGTGATTTCGTTCCAAATTCATCTGTAACACTTACAGAAAGAATTATTCAACCAGTTGAACTACAAGTTAACTTACAATTATGTAAGTATGACTTCGTAAATGATTGGGAAAGCCAATCTATGGGGTTTGGATTAGGGCAATCTTTACCACCTAAGTTTTCTGACTTTATGATTGCACACGTTGCAGCAGAAGTAGCACAAAACACAGAATTTTGTATCTGGCAAGGTGATACAGCAGCAGCTTCTAACAATTCTTTTGATGGGTTTGAAAAATTAATTGCAGCTTCAGCAGCAGCAGGGGATATTCCTGCAGCACAGCAAGTAGCAGCAGTTGGTGGTGGTGGATTAAGTGCAGCAAATATTATTGCTGAATTATCTAAGGTAGTTGATGCTATTCCATCTTCATTATATGGAAAAGAAGATTTATTCTTATATATCGGTTCAGCAGCAGCTAAATTCTATGTTCAGGCGTTAGGTGGGTTTGCAGCTAATGGATTAGGAGCAAATGGTGTAAATGCACAAGGTACTCAATGGTGGAACAATGGTTCACTAACAGTAAATGGTGTTAAAATATTTGTTTGTCCTGGAATGTCTGCTAACAAAATGTATGCAGCACAAAGATCAAATTTTTATTTTGGCTGTGGCTTATTAAATGACACAAATGTTGTGAAGGTTTTAGATATGCAAGACCTTGATGCGAGTAACAATGTAAGAATGGTAATGAGATTTACATCTGCTGTTCAATTCGGAATTGCTTCTGATATCGTTGAATACGCATAATAATTAATTAATCAATAGAATAGGGTAGGTGGATTATCTACTTACCCTTTTTTTTTAAAAATATAAATAATATGGCTTGTACATTAACAACAGGTAGAAAAATTCCTTGTAAAAGTGCTTTTGGTGGAATAAAAACTGTTTTGTTTGCTGATTATGGAACTATTGCATCAATTGCAGTAGATTCATCTACAAAAGTAGCAACTATAACAAATGGTTCACCTGCACCAGTATGGTTTGAATATGATGTAAAAGGAAATTCTAGTTTAGAAACTACTGTAACAAGTAGCAGAGAAAACGGAACAACATTTTACACACAAACATTAAATTTAACATTAACATTCTTAGATGCAAAGACACAAGCAGAACTGCAACTTTTAGCAGTAGCAAGACCTTATGCAGTAGTCGTTGATTACTATGGTAATAGCTTCTTGTGTGGATTTGAAAACGGAATGGAAGTAACAGGTGGAACTGTCGTAACAGGAGCAGCAGCAGGAGATTTATCAGGGTTTACTCTAACATTTGAAGGAATGGAAGAAACAGCACCTTATTTCTTAAATGCTACACCAACACCTTCAGCTTTACAAGTTGATCCAACAGCATAATAGTTAGTTTTTTTAGTGAGAAAATCAAGCATCCTTAATGGGTGCTTTTTTTTTGCTTGAATGATTGTACAAATAATGCTAATTCTTACGTTATATAGGTAATGATTATATTAACAACATCAGCACAGGCACAAACACTTTCAATTATTCCTAGACAGTATGATGATAGTGCTTTTACTATGTCTATTAGGGATGATAGTACAAATGTTACTAAATTATATCAAAATTTATCAGGTACAACAGTAGGTAATTATTTAACATTTAACAATGTATTTAATCCTATTTTAGTTAAAGCACATTTTTTTGATTTATATATTTATATTGATTATAATTTTTGGAATACTAATAATAGTTTTTGGAATCTTTATGATGTTTTATGGAATGTAGATAGTGATTATAAAGAAGATATATATAGAGATAAAATATTTTGTACAGATCAAGATATAGATCAATTAAATGATAATGACCATTATCAATTAAATAAAGACCAATATACACACTATAATGGCTATAATAATGATTACTTTGTAATATGAAAAAAACAAGATTAAGAAATAGTAAAGGGCAATTTAAAAAAGCATCTAAAGTATCAGAATTTGGTTTTGTAAACCTAAGCACATACACAAGTCCAGAAATTAAAGAAGTTAATGGTGAAGATTGGATAGAATATGGTGCTGATAATAACTATTTCCAGTATTTGATTGACAGATACAATGGCAGTCCTACTAACAATGCTGCTATAAATGGTATATCACAAGCAATTTATGGTAAAGGTATAAATGCAACTGATGCAAACAGAAAGCCTAATGAGTATGCACAAATGATTTCTTTATTTAAAAAAGATGTTGTTAGAAAATTATCTTATGACCTAAAATTAATGGGGCAATGTGCAGTACAAATAATCTATTCTAAAGATAGAAAAAAAATTGCTCAATTAGAACATATACCAATTGAAACATTAAGGGCAGAAAAATGTAACGATGATGGAGATATTCCTGCTTATTATTATTTTAAAGATTGGGCAAACATTAAAAGAAGTGATGAACCATTAAGAATACCTGCTTTTGGTATGTCAAAAGAAAATATAGAAATATATTACATTAAACCTTATAAGTCTGGGTTTTATTATTATTCACCTGTGGACTATCAAGGTGGTTTACAATATGCAGAATTAGAAGAAGAAGTATCTAACTATCATTTAAACAACATAATGAATGGTTTAGCACCTTCTATGCTTATAAATTTCAATAATGGTACTCCTAATCAACAAGAAAGACAATTAATAGAATCTAAGATAGCCAGAAAGTTTTCTGGAACAAGTAATGCAGGTAAGTTTATACTTGCGTTTAATGATAATAAAGAAAGTCAGGCAGAAATTACTCCTGTTCAATTATCTGATGCACATAATCAATATCAATTTTTATCAGAAGAAGCTACAAAGAAAATAATGGTAGCACACAGGATAGTAAGTCCTATGTTATTAGGAATTAAAGATCAATCAGGTTTAGGTAATAATGCAGATGAAATTAAGACAGCATCTTTATTAATGGATAATACTGTTATAAGACCTTTTCAGGAACTTTTAATAGATTGTTTTGATAATATACTAGCATACAATGATATTGCTTTAAACCTGTACTTTACGACCTTACAACCACTAGAATTTACTGAAGTGGATAGTTCAATACAAGATAAAGAAGATATTGAAGAAGAAACAGGTTATGAATTTAGTAAAGTAGAACTAAAAATGATTGATGGTCAAAAGGCTTATGACACAAAAGAAGAAGCTATAAAAGTTGCAGAAGAAAAAGGATGTGGTGGATATCACGAACACGAAGTAGAAGGTGTTGTTTATTATATGCCTTGTGAATCACATACAGAACTTAAAGCACCTTGTTGGGATGGTTACGAACAGATAGGAACTAAAATGAAAAATGGAAAAAAAGTTCCTAATTGTGTTCCGTTGTCAGAAATGAAATTAACAGAAGAAAAAGAACTTCAAGAATTGACAGATCAATTGTCAGAATACGGACAAGATGAAGCTGACCTTTTAGAAGATTATGAATTAATTGATGTTTCTGAAGTTGATTATGAAAATGATGATAAGCAAGATAAATTAATAGAAGAATTAAATGAAGAAAAACCAAAACAATCTACACTTAGTAAAATAATTAATTTAGTAAGAACAGGACAAGCATTTCCAAATAGAAAATCTGCACAAGATGGAGTTACTAAACAAACAGGATTACAAAGGTTTATGGTTAGGTATCAATACGCACCATTAAAAGTAGATAATGATGGTAGAAAGTTTTGTAAAGCAATGGTTAGAGCCAAAAGAATATATAGAAAAGAAGATATTGAAAAAATGTCTAAACAACCAGTTAATCCAGGATTTGGTGTTAAGGGTGCTGCAACTTATTCAATTTGGTTAGGTGATGACCACTTAAACTCCTGTAAATCAGATAATTACAAATTATATAAAGGTGGTGCACGATGCCAACACAAATGGTTTAGAAAAACATATATGCTAACATTAGATGGTGATAAATCTTTAGTAACAACAACTAAAGCTAGGTCATTAGGTTTCAAATTTCCTATAAATGACCAATTAGTACCAGTTGCACCAAAAGATATGAAATACAAAGGTTACACAAAGGCATATTGGGATAAAATGGGTTTTGGTAAAAAGAAAAAGAAAAAATAAATTATGGCAACAACACTATTTATAAATAGAACTGATTTAATTAGAAATTCCATAATGGATGGAAATGTTGATACAGATAAATTTATACAATTTATAAAATTAGCACAAGAAATTGATGTACAGCAAATAATTGGAACTAATATGTACGATGGTTTAACTGCTGCAATACCTAATATAGATCAACCTGCTAATTCAAGGTGGAAAATAGTTCTTAATGATTATGTTGTACCAATGTTAATTTGGTATGCACAGGCTTCATATTATCCATTTGCTGCATATCAAGTTAGAAATGGTGGTGTGTTTAAACATCGTTCAGAAAATGCTGATACTGTGTCAAAAACAGAAGTAGATTTTTTAGTTGAAAAAGCCAGAACAAATGCTGATTGGTATTCTAGGAGATTTATTGATTTTATGGCATTTAATCAAACGACATATCCAGAATATACAAATAATGTAAATAATGATTTATATCCAAGTAATGAAGCAACATTTAATGGGTGGGTATTATGAGTTATAAACCAAAAAGAAAAAATATAGAAAAATTAAAAGTCTTTCTAAAAAAAATAAACAATAAAATAAAAAAATCAAAGAATGGCAACTCTATTTAATACTAAAATATCAGTTACATATCCTGGTCTGTTAAAGACTATTGATAATGCAGCATTAAGTGCAACCCTAAAGGAATTGACAGATGGTTCTGGAAACCAGTCAGGTCTTTACTTAAACACAGCAGGTGATTTTAAAGTTACTTCTATTTTAGAATGGGGATCTTTGAAAGACACAGGCACAGGGGTTACTATAACACAATTTGTAACAGCAGCTAACGGAATACAAAACTTTAATAACGATACTACTGTACCAACAAGTGCAGCAGTTAAGTTATATGTAGATACTAAATTCTCACA